TGACAAAATATCCACATAGTAATTGTCTCCAACTGTTGATTGGATTGGTGTGATTTGTGCCGCTTCTTCTGGTGAAGATGCAAATCCCAACATCAACTTTTGTCCGTCAGCACCCGTATAAGCATCAACCAATTGTTTCTTCACCGCTTCCCTTTCTTCAGGTGTTGGTGAACCAAATAGTTGAACGAACAACTGTGGTGTCAAGTTTGAGTCAAGAGCCTTTCTGTGCCACTTGAATATATCTCCCTCCAAAATGATTGAGTTGATTCCTGATTGATAAGGGACAGTTGGATATACCTTGTTGTTTGATGGGACATATCTTGTCCAATAGTATAGTTGTCTTTGACCTTTTTCTTCTGGATTGACTGCACCATACTCAATGATTGGATTGTTTCTTATATCAGACCAATCTTCACATACATAGAACTTTTCAGGGTACATATCATCAAGACCCATTCTTCCAACTCTCACATTTTGGAATGGAATGAAATAATATCCTGAAATGGCTGTTCTGTCCCTGTTCCAAATCACCTCCAACGCATATCCACCAAATAGATAGAATGAATACAAAATCTTGTAGTACAGTGTTGAAATGGATTCAGTTTGGTTGATAAGGACATTTCCCAAACCTTCAATTTCCACACCATCACCATATGACATTGAAACTGTCATATCACAGGCAACCGAGTGGATTGGTGAGTTTTCCTTCAAGTCAAGAAGGAACTTTGGGTAATCATTCTTTCTTCCCCAATAATAATAGTCAAATCTTTTGTTGTCCAACTCTTCGTTGCGGACAAGGTTTGATTTGCTGATGTTGAATGCTTGTATATCCATATTGTATAAATACTTTGTTTTTTATGTTTCAAACGGTTGAAGTTCCTGTGGAAGGGATTCAACCAAATCTTCTTGATATGTTTCCAAATGTTCTTTGTATTCTTCCATGACAACAAAGACATATTTCTTTTCATCTGTTTTTGTGTCCAAAAACATCACAGGAAAGTTCAACAAAATGTTGTGGTACTTTTCCTTTGTTTGTTCAATCACCGACAAACACATCTGTTCATCATCAAAAATCAAATACTCAATCATAACCTTTTTTTATACTCTAATTTATAGGTGATGGTTCAACATAGTCAATCAAGGGGAGTTGTTTCACCCACTGAATATCTGATTTTTCCATCTCAATTGTTGAAATAAACCAATTACCATCACCATCTTGTGTTGGATTATAATATGTATCCTCAAAGTATAGTTGTCCGACCAATAGGTCTTTTTGTTCTTCTGTCAATAATCCTACTTTCATATCTAATAAGTGTTTCTACTCAATGCGGTTTGTAGTGTATTCACCGCTGAACTTAAAGTATTCACTTCACTGTCTGTCAATCCATAACCAACAAAGGTGAAGGATTGAGTTCTATCAGAATAATCATTACCACCAAGTCCCCTGAGGTTGGCTGCTCCAATAAACACTGGATAAACAATACCAGTAATTGGTGAGGTATTTGGTGCTCCCGAGTATGTCAATGACCCTTGTTGATAATATCCCGTATCCGCACTATCACTTGAAGTCCTACTTATCACAATCATACCATCCAATAATGGTGAAGTGCCTGGGTTATTCCAACCTGCGTATAATGAACCCAATAAGTTTGAGTTATTTTTATTTCTCAACAACATCTGTTGATTGTAATATGTTGTCCCAATCTCACAAGGGTATGATTTTGTAGTTGCGGTTGTTTGGATATATGAACCTAATGACCCATTGTTTTCATCTATGTAATCCAATGGTAATAAGTGAGTATCCGCATATCCATTTGAGCCGTTTGGTGTGAAACCATCAGAGTCGTGAGTGACACCACCATAGAAAGTCAAACGGAATGCTCCATCTGTATCTTGTGGGTCTTTTCCGTTGAACTTATGAGAACCCGCAGTCCCACCCATAAACGGATAGAAGGCAATAAGTTTGTCATATAAACCATTAGTCATCAAGGTATTATAGAATGTCCTTGTCGCCGCTGATATAGTTGGAGTGATTCCCGTTCCACCAGCATCCACAACAGCCGTGAGATAAGCATCAGCCTCGGTGTGTCCCGTAGGATTCAATGGTGTTGATGACGGTGTAGGTGTCAGTGTAGGGGTCGCCGAAGGTGTCGGCGTTGGTGATGCCGTTGCCGAAGGTGTCGGCGTTGGAGTCATTGTCGGTGTAACCGATGGTGTTGGTGATGGGTAATCCAAGTCAGGGTCATATACCTCACTGGTCTCACCATCATCATAGAACACATCAGTGAATAGTTCCGTGATATATGCCAGTCCAACCTCCAACTTGTTATAAGCAAGTGATGTATCCAAGTTGATTGGATTGAGTTGTTCCCAAATGGAATACCTGAACTCACCGATTTCATCAACCTCAATATTTGGTGTATTCAGATGAGTCACTGGTAATGACTTTCCAGTAATGTCAGTTCTGTTTTCATAACCATATAAAGTCCAAGGCTGAACATCACTAATTTTATTCATTGAAGTCACATACCATTCTTTGGTCAGGGTTGTTCCACTATTGGTTTCTGCTTCAACTGACAACAAACCATCCAAGTCAAGATTAGCACCATTGATACTTGATTGAATCAACCAAGTATTCTGTCCATAAGCGGTCTGTTGTTGTATGGTTGATACAATCAATGATTGACCATCCAAAGTCATAGTCGCCCCTGTGATTTCTATATTCTCATCAGAAAAATCATATTTTGGTTGAATCACACCGAAAAGACCATCAACAATTGGAAACTCCAACAAATACCATTTATCACTTCCCGCATATCTGCTGTCTTGATATACTTGTGCTGGTGTGTTTTGGTAATACCAAGACAATGTTCCCCCTGTGAGGTCTTCTGGTGTATTCTCATCAACCAAATTGAACTTGAATATATCATACCTTGAATTGTATGGAGAACCACTCTGTGGCGTGATATTTTGAGGAATGAATGTCCAGTTCTTTCCCGTTTGTTGATGAGTCAAACTCATCAAGTATGTCGGGTTGGACAATTCCTTATTCACACTCACATTGGTGTATATGATGTTTTCACTATTTCCTGTCAAGTATAACATATTCTGTTCAGTTGGTTATATTATTTATACTGCTGCAAATCCAGTTTCTTCATCCAAAAATAAGAGACCATTCACCCCATCATATGTTGCTACATATTTGGAGTATGATGAGTTTTGAGGATTGATTGTTCCATTTTTAGCAAAGACCTTTCCTGAAACACCATTCACAGTAGCCGTTGGAACTGCGAAGTTTCCAGAGTTATACACAATGAAGAAGAACCTTTGACCGTCCCTCACATTGATGAAGTTTGGTGTGGTGTTGGCAGTCATTGTGAATAAGAAGAATGAACCTTGACTACAATCAACATCCACATTTCCACCAACATTACCACCATTCACCTCTGTGAATGACTGCACTTTGTATGTGTGCATATTGTCGGTATGAACCGTGTTTCCATACAATGCATCATTACCACTCAATACACCAATGGAAACCGCTCCATCCAAGTTTGAGTGTTGAACATTTGCTGAACCAATAATCATATTGTTTGACCCACCACTGATTTTTGAATAGTCTGAACCCAAAATAGTATTTGAGTATTCAACATTCCCTTCAATAAATGATTGATAAGAGTTCAAGATTGATTGGTTATACACAACCGCCGAAGCAGAATGTCTTATTTCAGAGTTGTATGAACCAAGAATAGATGCCGCTCTTGTTCCTTGTGTTGAATACAGGTCATCATTGATGTCACAATTGAATGAACCAAATACATTACTCACAAAGTTCTTTGAGTATACCTTTGATGCACCCGAACCCCATACACCCGTCGCTCTTGCCGATGCTCCATAGTTGTAGTTCTGTGAATCATATGAACCAACAACAACACCCGTGTTTCCACCCGCAAGGTTCAAGTCAGAACTTTGACAAGCCATAAGGACTGCATTTTGTGAGTTGTTCAATGTCCCGTTGTTACAGGCTATTGTTCCACCCTTGAATACATTCCCCAAGATGTCAATACTGTTTGACCCCAAGTGGAATGTGTTCTCAACACCATAAGAATTGACATAGTGAGAACCCAAGATGACTGAACCTGCCGAAGTATTGAAGTTGATGGCACCTTTCACACCAAGAGCAGCACAACCTTCAAGTGATTGTGTTGATATACCTTGTCCACCATCATCTCTGGCTCCCGCTATAAATAAATCCACAGAACCTGATGTGGTTGCTCTTTCACTTGACATCACCGTTGTTCTGTTGGAAGAACCAATGGTAATCCCACCAGGTCCAGTTCCATTAGCCGCCATAAAGTATTGGTTGGAAGAGTTGATTATTTGTCCTGACCAGTTCCCAAACAAGTATTCCAATGTCTGCTTGGATGTTGTAGTACTTCCTGAATCAACCACTGGGAGAACATCGGTCAGGTTCCAGTTCTGTGGTGCTAATGGAAGATTTGATATTTTGACTGTTGCCATATTATTTGTTTTTTATCTTTTATATTTTTATGGGAGGTTGTTTACCAATGTGACTTGGTCAGACGCTCCATAGTTGGAAACTCCCGTGCTTATGTTCTGTGGATTTGTCCAAGTTTGTGTATCAAATAGATAAGTATATCTTGTCCAAGCCCCCAATGATGTTCTAACCAACACCAATTTATAATCTGATAATCCAGGGTCACCAGGGCTGAGCCTTGCCGTTTGATATTGATTTGACCCCCAAGGCGTATTGTTGTTTGCTGAGTCAATACCCCATTGTTGTGCTGTTACACCAGCAGTTTGATAAGTTTGTCCTGCCCAAGTGAAACTTGTTGTTCCTGGTGTTACATTCAATATTTGTCCATTGGTGGTGTGTTTTGATGATTCCACAAACACAGATGTTTTTCCTGTGTATGTATAACTTCCATTTTTTGACCTTGAAGAACTTTCCAATAATCTTCCTTTGACTCCACCTTCATTTTCATAGATGTTGATTTGATATTCACTATCAGTTGAAACTATTGTTGTCCAAGTGAACTCCAAGTTCACATCTGATGTGAAGTTTTGATTTCCTGTATCAGTATCCTGTGTCACCTCTGTTCTTATGAACTCTGTTGAAGTATCACCATTGGTCACTTGAACCAATACACCCTGTATGAAAAACGCCATATTCACTGATGCCTCTGAATCACCATCTTGGGTAATCAAGTTGTCAGCACCTTCCGTCAAGATTTCATCAGTATCCTCCGCCAAGATGAAGAACTGTGGAACTGGACTTGGTGATGGTGTCGGGGTATATGTCGGTGTGATTGATGGTGTCGGTGTCAATGATGCCGTTGGAGTGATTGTGTTTGTCGGCGTCACCGATGGTGTAGCCGTGTTTGTTGGGGTCACCGATGGAGTGAGTGGTTGTGGTGTTGATGTAGGTGTCACCGTTCTTGTCGGTGTGATTGTCGGCGTAACCGATGGAGTGACTGATGCCG